TATCAGCAAATTGCTGAACTGGGTCGGGGCGACCAAATGATAGTGGAGACAAAACGGTTTTGTTAGGAACTAAACTGTAATGAAAAAACAACTCACTAAAAGGATTGTTCTTATCATGTGTATAAGGTACAATTCTTACTTGTGATTTTCCTGGTTGTGGTTTCCAAAAGTTGTTAGATGTGGTGTTCTGTAACTGATTAAGACGTGATTTTATTGCATCAATATCCATTTTTATTCTCCATAGTTATGTTTATGTGTTATTGTTATCTATAAATATTTAATTAAAAACATTTAAGTATAACGTATTCATATAATATACGAATTTTTTTGTTAAAATACAAGTATTATTTTTTTAATAATTGTTCAACTTTTTCTTCTAAAGCACTTAACCTATCTTCAATAGTTTGTGGCTTTGTTCGGTATGCCATGTATTGTGTATAAACCATATCAATCATTTTCTCTTGTGATATGACATTAGTTGGTAAATCATTTTTACTTTCTCCATACCATAATATAACACTTTTTTTCCAATTTTCAAAGTCTTTTTTTGAAGAATTTTGAATATCGAATGTAGGAATAGGTTTTAATGGTTTTCTTTCTTTCAAAGGATTTGCTTTTAAAAATTGTTGAACATTTTTCTTATCTTGATAACCTAATAAATAAGTTCCAATGTTTGAATTATATAGCATTGGAACAATTCGTTTTAATTTATGTCTGGTTATGATTGAATGATAAATTGATTTTGATTTTTCTTCATCTGTATTGTGAATTTGTATTTTTTGTTCATCAGACAAAGTATTGTTTATCTGTTCGATTGACGGTTGCATCTTTTTACACCAACCACAACCACTTCTGGTAAAATAATATATAGGTGAAACCATTTATATATCTATAATCTTTAGTATCCGTGTAGGTATTCTTGATAGTCCATCTTTGTTAGAAATCAGTATCATGTTTTTATACATATCCCATTCAACCTGATAACTCGTATCCAATACGCCATTGTTAATTAGTTTAATTAGTTCATTAAGTGCATTTATCGTATATAGTGTATTGGTAATCTTTTTCCTATGTAATGAAATGGTATTTTTCACTTTATTGAAATCAATATCATCTTCTTGGTCAACATTATAAGTACAGATTAATTCTTTGGGTTTATCTTCGTTTTGTAATACATAAATCTTATCAAAAACGATTTTAAAATTCTTTGTTATGTCAATAATTGATTGATCGAGATTAAATTGAGTCGTGAATGTACAGAGTAGTTGAGTTTTCATATTATTCGCCGTATGTATCTTTATTTGCAGTTTCCATCAATTTATAGAATCTTTTATCAAGTTTCATTTCAAATTTAAATTGACCACCATAACCTCGACCATCTTCTCTTATTACTATTGTTGAAATAGGAATTATTTTACCTCTAGCTTTTGCCTGATAGCCCAAATACGGTTCTGTCATTTTACCAGTTAGTTTGCCAAAATTTGGATTATTTATCACTTTACCATTTTGCTTAATTGTCTTTCTTGTGTCACGCTCTAGTTTCTTATAATTTGGATTTTTTATCACTTTACCATTTTGCTTAATTGTCTTTCTTGTGTCTAAAACTGGCTTTGGTTCTTTTGCAACCAAGTGATCCTTTATCTCATTATAATCATCAGTACCAAAAATAGCTTTCATAGTTGCTTTGTCTAAAGATTGATCACCAATAGCCATACTTTCTTCTTCTGAAGAAACTGCCTTTAATGGAAACTCTGATTTTATTTCTTTCAACATGCCTTGATACATCTTATTTCTTTTTACTGGTTTTTTAGTAATAGCCGTAATAGAATCAGATACATAATCATTATGTTCCTTTTCATCGTTTTTCATTAATGTTATAGCATCTTTGTTGCCATCATCAGCCAATGCCACAATTCCATACCATAAAACAGCTTGTTTATCTCTTGAACTTCTCCCACCAAATAAAGTTAAAGCATGATCAATATTATATGGTGGCTTTTGGCCCATTTTCTTATACTTTGATTCCATCTTACTAATAAATTCTTGAGTTGCTTCAGATTGTGGTTGTTTCTTTAATAAGTTAGCTAACTTAGTTTTATTGTTCGTAATAAAATTTATATTTCTTTCCCTAGCTTTCTTAGCATAAACTTTTGGATTAATATTATCAGATAAATTTGGATTCCATTCTGAAAACTTTCCGGTACCAGAATTTAAAAAGTTAACATTTTTATCTTTTTTCAGAGAAACCTCACCCAACATAACACCATTAGGTGTATTGATGGATAAATACATATCAGTAGAAAATCCTTTATTTTTTTTATAATCAGATAAACCCATAGCTTCAACATCTTTTTTTGTATCCCAACCCGTATGTACAATATCATCAGGTAAATTTATATTAGGGTATTGTCGTTTTATATTGTTATACATGGCTTTTCTATTATTAACAGCAGCTTCTACCCAACTTTTCTCAATAATCTGTTTCTTAGGCCTATTTGGATCAGCTAAATGTTTATTTATACTTTCTTGAAATAATTTAACTTGTTCATCGTCCATACCCGCTACAGCCAAAGCCATTATTTCACCTCCCTGAGCAGATATTCTTCCCGCTCCCTTTTCATCAACAAAATGTGAAATTGATGGTAAAAATCCATCCGAATCTGCTTGTTGTGTATCTATCATCCGTTCTATCATTTGAAGATATTTTTTAGGAACTTTTGGAACTGCATTCATAAGTTTAGGATCAAATTTAAATGGTGGTGGTGGATTGGAAATATTTTTTGTCTTTTTTCCCACTTTAAAGTTTTTATTTTTCTTTTTAAAAGTATTATCATCATCAGGTCCAAGATCAGACTCGAAGACTTCTTTTTCTACTTGGGAATTGACCTTTTTTAATGTTTTATCTCTTGTTGCAATCACTTTACCATATTCATCTCTATCTTTAATAACTCTTCCCTGTGCATTATATTTTAATGGCTTTTTCTTTTTTGCTTTTTTTAGTGCCAGTGGAGGTGCTTTTTTAACAGTAGGTGTATCAAATACACCAACTCCTTTTGGTTTTCCTTTTTTTACAACTTTATCTTTCTTATCCACCTTCACAAATTTATCACCAACCTTTTTGTACCTTTGTGCATTAGGATTATCTGCATCAGCATCTTTTACATATATATCATGACTTTTATGTGTATAACCAGTTTTTTCTTTTTTCTCTAAAAATAAAATAACACTATCTGTAGTATCTTTATCAATACCTTTTTCCAAACACAATTCTTTCAACAATACTAAATGATAATCATTAGATGGATTTGGTGTGCCATCAGGAACTTTTGCTCTCCAGTCAAGCCATAATGAATTTAAATTAAAACTCATAATTCTCTATATTTCCATAGTCAAGGCCGACTTTAGTCTTTGTTGTAAACCCATTAGTTTCAAGTATTTGTTTAATCCCATGTATCGTTTCTATCCCATCTTCCTTTGAATAGTCAAATAAAAAACTATCGTAGTTATAATGTACGATTTTTGTTTTCTTTGTTAATAAATATGAATGTAATTTCATTAAGAGTTTAACATTTCGTTCTGTTTCATATGACTGAATGTAGTAATTAAATAACTTTTGAGCACTTAGATTCTCCAAATTCTCTTCTTTCATAGGTCTATTATAAATATGTGAGTTTATACTTTTATTCTGTTTAAACTCATCCCACATTTCATTTATCAAATTCTTGGTCATGTTTAAGAATTCAATTTTATTCGCAACATCATTTGGAATCCCACCATACAGATATTGAAATGTTTTGGTTTTACCCTTACTGATATCAACTTTATATTTATTGCTCAAGTATTCGTGTACGGGCGTATTGGGAAATTCATATCCAATTAAATCTCCAATCAATCTTGGGTGATATGCATCAAAGTCAAATTCAATAAAGATATCATTCAGGGGTGAAAAACACTCTCTATGTTCTGGTGTCAAGGCAGCAAAGTTTAAATTATGAATACTATTGGATGGTCTGGATGTCGTAGTGAAGAAATTATAATTCTGATATAGTTTTTTATCATGAATGTATTTCGCGACTTGATGACCAAAGGTTGATATGATATTCGTATTAACTCCAATACCATTTAATTCTATAAGTGTGAATGCCTTTGTGAACTCATCGTGGAACAATTGTAATTCTGGTGTAATGGATAAATCATCATCCTGATAGTTCATTTCTTCCATTATTTTGTGCATTGGATAGTAATACATGAAATCACTATCACTATAGAAGTTAGAGTACTTTACTTCATGTTTTACTTTATT